GTAGTAGTTGTTGTAGGTACAGATGATGATGCAGTTCCTACAGAATTACTTGATGTAGTTGGACCATAATCAAAACTAGTAACAGTTTCTCCAACTGTTGTTGATGCTGCAGCAGCATAGTTACCACCAATATTATTAATAAAGAGTGAAGAAAGATTCAAAGGAGTCTTCTTATTATTTGCTTTATCCAACTCAGCATGTGGTTGATATTCAAGTAATTCTGCCATTTCACCAACAATCAAGTCAACCATTGATGGTTGTGGAATAACAATCAAGCGTTTTTGTTCATTTAAAAAAGTTTCATATTCATAGTTTGATATAGGATATACAGAGTCCAATTCACTCATAATACTACCATCAGGCATGGTAACTCTAAAAGTACTGTTTACTGTAATTCCTTCCTTGACAAGTACTATGCCATTATATAAAACTTCTTGAGTTTCGTAATGATGGACTTTCTCTGGATCATCATATTTTTCTTTAATATATTGCACTAAGTCTGGTTCTGTCCTAGGCCATTCATCATAAACATCGACGATGTTATTAACAACTAGAAAAACCCAATCTAAAAATGGGTCATCGTAAAATTTAGTTGCCAAAGTTGATGGAGTTTCGCCGTCACGAATAGAATACGATTCAAACCGTGTAGTATATTTTTCTAAATCATCTCTTGCTTTGACTCTTCTAAAAATATTTTTTACGAGACGGTACTTAAAACTTTCATTATCAGTGATACCTTCACCGATATAAACACTTGGAAAATAGGAAAAGTATGCAGCCATTTTTAGAACTCGTTGTCTATGTCGTTGTTTGTTACTAGTTTCAGTTCAGTAAATTGTAAAGTCATATCTATTGCAGGAACAGAAACTCCAGAGTCTATATTTTGAGCATTTTTAAATGCCGTATATTGACCATCTGGAGTATAGTTAACAGTAATTCCTGTACATACAGATGGATGAATTTTGAAGTGTAATTGTTGACCACTGTTATTAGTCACACTTTTTCCATCAGCAGACATTCTTACAAAATCAATATTGAAAGAATCTGGAATTTGGAAAAATCTTTGTGAGGAAGCAGCATCTAGTCCAGTGCCAATACCAGTTCCCTTATCATCAACGTCAACACCAATTTTGGCACCTGTTACTGCTGGTGTGGCACCTTCTTTGAAGTAACGCAAAATATTTCTCACTTCTCTAGCTTCCTGTTCGTCTCTAGACATTAATTTAAAGTTGAAACTATGCTGTCTGAATCTCATTCCTTGGAAGATTTGTTCCTTGAAAGGGTTGAATACTCTTCCCCTAGTTAATGCCTGGAGTGAATTTGCATTCAGACCACCAGCAAGACCACCTGCTTGAGAAAGTCCATTTGCCAACTGTGAAATAGCAGAACCAGCAAATTCTGGTAATGCCGCTGCAGCAGCAGATTTAACAGCAGCAGCAAGATTATCGGTGTTTGAAATATCACCACCCATGGCAGCAACTGTTGATACACCCAATACACCCAGATCAATTTGTGTATACTGAGGAGCATACGAAGTTTGCAACCCCTTAGGCATTGCTAGATATACTGTATCTGGGTCATACTTTAAGTTAGTCGCACTAGATTCTGGGAATGAACGACCGTAGTATGCTCTACTACTATCTTTATAATTAAGTCGATGACGACGGAATTTAATATAATCAATGGCTCCAGTAGGACCATCCGCTAAAGGAGCGTTGTCTCCTCCATCTACAGGAGCTGTTAATGGGTATCTGTATATCGCCAACTTAACACCTAAATACTGTGTGACCTTTATGTATTTATGAGATATCAAGGTAGGTACAGACCTTCCTTCCCTGGGAAGTACAAAGGAGACCCAAGTAATGTGATTTACAGATCATCTTGGGAGTATAAATTTATGAAATGGTGTGATATTACCAGATCTGTTCAAGAGTGGGGTAGTGAAGAAATTATTATTCCCTATGTATCTCCTGTTGATGGTAGAAGGCATCGATACTTTCCAGATTTCTATGTTAAGATTGGTAAAAGAAAGTATCTAGTTGAAGTAAAACCCTTCAAACAAACTAAAGAACCTAAAACTCAAAAAAGACACACAAAAAGATATATCAATGAAGTTGTGACATATGCTGTCAATCAAGCGAAATGGAAAGCAGCAACTGAATTTTGTGTTGATAATGGTTGGGAGTTTATGTTAATTACTGAAAAGGAACTTAAAATCTAATGGCAATCCAAAGACCAGAACAAGCTAGATATAACTCTCTTCAGGAATTCCTTGGATTCTTTAAGGATGCTGATATGCATCCTGCTACAACGAATCTATTTTCTGTTCATTTTTCTAGTCCACCTATATTAGTTCAAGGTTCTGGAAATACTAAGAGTTCTAGATTGCAGACTGAAACTGGTCGGATGGGTTTTTTATTAGACTACTATGCAAAAACCGTTAATTTACCTAGTAAACAAATTACTACGGGACAGCAAGTTGATGTTGGTTCGGGATTTAAGTATAGTACAGGAACGGCATTTAGTCAGATTAGTATAACTTTTCAAATGCCACGTTCTCAATATACGAGAACATTATTTGAAAGATGGACGCAGTTGATGGCAAATGATGGTAATCAATATACAGATTATTATAAAAGATATACTTGCCCCGAATTATACATTTATAAGTGGGAAAGAGGTGGTGGTGATGATGCTATAACAGATCCTAAACTTCTAAGAGCAGTGAGAGCAAACGGTAATAACGCACTTCTCGCTAAAAAAAATAAATTGACTGCAGTATGGGTTCTCAAGAGAGTTTTTCCATATAATATTGGTTCTGTTCAACTTGATAATGGTCCTGCAAAACTTATGGACCTTAATGTACAATTTTATTATGAAAGATATAGATTCTATCCAGAGTCTAGTTTTGATGATGAGGGTGTAAGTCAATTAATTACAGTCCCCTCCGTTGGAAATAACGTTACTGCTCCAGATACTGATAGAAATCAAACTCAACTATACTCTGGGTTCCCTAATTCGTCTGGGAACATTGCCTAAATAAAATTACTGATGTGAAATTTCTATGGCATTACCTAAATTAAATGTACCTAGGTACAAACTGAAACTGCCATCTGATGGTAGAACTGTGAATTATAGACCGTTTCTAGTAAAAGAAGAAAAACTTCTTCTTTTAGCAACTGAAACAGGAGAACAAGCAGATATTGTTATTGCAATCAAAGATATTATTAAAGGATGTACTGATATTGTTGATGTTGATGCATTAGCAACTTTTGATATTGAATTTGTGTTTTTACAAATTCGTACTAGGTCAGTCGGTGAATCTGTTGATGTATCTGTGACATGTCCTGATGATGGAGAAACAGAGATTTCTATTTCTATTTCTCTAGATGATATCAAAGTCCAAAAGACTAGAGGACATAAGGCTGAAATTAAATTATCTGATGAAGTTATCGTTACCATGGGATATCCCAATCTCGAAACTTTTGTCAAAATGAATTTTAGTGATGACACCAGTCAAATTGACCAGATTTTTGATATGGCAGCAGATTGTGTAAAAACAATCGCTGATGCAGATCAAGTCTATGATTGTGCTGATTCATCAAAACAAGAATTGCTTGAATTTTTCGACCAACTAAGTTCAAAACAGTTTGGGTTAATTCAAAAATTCTTTGAAAGTATGCCTAAACTTAGTCACACACTTAAGGTAACCAATCCTAATACTGGTATTGAGAGTGAGGTTGTACTTGAGGGGTTAGCGAGTTTTTTCGCATAGCACTCCTTCACGCCAATCTTCGTTCTTATTATGAAGGTAATTTTGCACTAATGCATCATCATAAATGGAATATCGAACATATCGATAATCTGATGCCTTGGGAAAAAGAGATCTATGTGAATTTGTTAGTACAATTTCTTAAAGAAGAAGAACGTAGAATGAAGGAGCAGCAAGCAGCAAGTGGCTAAACTACAAGTTTATAAGTTTGTAAATCCTGGGTCTGTCTCAACAAAAGACCCGTCAGTTGCTGCTGTTCGCTCGCAAACGATAGCATTTAATAGAATGGGGTCAACATTGACCTCTATTGGAACTGTAATATCTGATATTGAAAAAATATCCATTGCTCAAGTAAAGGACGCTAAGAAGCGTGAGCAACTTGAAAGAAGGAGAGAGCGTAGACAGAAAGATTCTGCGTCTGAAGAAATACAAGAGTCAAGGAAAGCAAAAGGTAAAACGACTAATCTTGGTTCAAAGATTAAAAACTCTGCCAAGAAAGGACTTGGTTGGATTGATAAACTTTTAGGTCCAATCGCGACAACCCTTGTAAAATTAGCAACTTTTGCAATTAGTCTGAAGGTATTAGAGTGGTTATCTGATGATGAAAATACTGAAAAATTAAAAACTTTTTTAGAAAGAACAAAATTTGTTTTTGAAAAGATATTTGGTTGGGCGAAGGGATTTACTCAAAATATCTTAGATGGATTTGGTTCTTTAACAGATCCAAATGGAAATTTTGCAACTAGATTGGGTGGTCTTGGTAAAATAATGTTGGGCATCATTGGGTTGAAATACCTGATGAATCCATTCAGTTTAATTAGTGATATTTTAGGTTTAGTTGATTTACTTGGAAGGCGAGGAGATCGTCCGCCAAGAGTTGATAAATCAAGAAAGGTTACTCAAAAACCAACAGCAAATAAACCAACAGTAAAACCAACAGTAAAACCTAGTCCTAAACTATCTCCTTTCCAATTAGAGCAAGCACGAAAGGTTGCCACTAAAGAAGCTACTGAAACAACTGGTGAACAGGTTGGTAAAAGAGCTACTGGACAGGTTTTTAAATATGGTGGCAAAAATATAACTAGGGCAACGCATCGTTTCTTCCTGAGAGTTATCGGAAGAGGTGGTGTAACAGGATTAAAGAAATTAATTGGCGCATTTAAGTTACCACTTATAAGTGGTTTGCTGACTGCTGCCTTAAATTGGATCATGGGTGAGTCTATCGCCAAATCGCTCATGATGGGTGTTGGTGATGGTATTGGTACATTCTTAGGTGGTTGGGCAGGTGGCGCTATAGGTGCTCTGGGT